TGAGCAGCAGGGCGCGATCCTCCGGCCGGGTGCAGTCTCCGCAGAGGACGCGGTGCCGGCCGAGGATCCAGAGGTCGCCGTACTGTGTGACCGGCGCGGCCGGGGCCGGGATCTCGGCGTCGGGGTCGCTGCTCGGCTCCTTGGTGTGCAGCGCCTCAGAGAGCGCCGTCACGATGTTGCCGTAGTCGTCCTCGGTGTAGCCGCTGAGCATGAACGGGATCTCGCCGGTGTCTATGTCGGCGAAAACCTCGGCGAGCATCTTGTTGTCAGTAGTGGCGAGCTCCGCGATGCGGTTGTCTGCCGTCAGATCGGCCAGCTCCTCGGCCTCGCTTGCGTAGTCCTGATAGTCGACCGGGGCGTGGGTCAGGTCGTCGAGCTGCGCGGCCATGAGACGGCCGTGGCCCTTTGTGACGAGCCCGCTGCGCTTGCTGACGGTGATCGGGGCGCGCCAGCCCGTCGCTCTGATGATAGAGGCGAGGAGCTTGATCTGCTCCGGCGGGTGCTGGTTGGGGTTTTTGGGATTAGGCCGCAGATCCTTCAGCGGGACGATGGCGTCGTGCGCACAGAACACGGGGACGCTGCCGGCGTATGCCTTCGGCGTGGCCGTGGTGCTGTACTCCTCGATCTCGGGGCCGGTTTGCGGCTGCGGTTTATTCATGGCCGTCACCTCCTGCGGAGAATTGCTTCTCGATCCACTTGTGGAGGCTGGAGCCCTGCCAGTTGTTTCGGCCGTCAAGACGGTTTTTCAGCCGTTCCAGTTTCGCCTCCTCGGCCTCCTCGGTAGATCGGTGGAAGATGATGCGGAGCTGGTCGAGCATGATCTGGACGTCGGCCATCTCCTCGATCACGTTGCCGATCGCTGCGGTCACTTCGCAGCCAGCCTGTGCCCGTTTGATTTTGCAGAGGGCTTTGGTCAGCTCGGCCATCTTCTCGACGGCCATGTCCATTTGTGCCGCCGCGCCGTAGGTCGTGATCGCACGATCCAGCAGGGCTCGGCGCTCCTCCGCTGTTATCACGGGCGGCCTCCCTTCGTCAGCTCTCTGACAAGTATGGCCACGAGCACGATCACGATGATGGCGAGGGTGATGGCGGTCGGGATCCAGATCGGGGCCAGTACCCACAGCCAGCTCCAGTTGATGACGCCGGTGAGCTTCAGGACGATGAAGGCGACGGCGAGAAGGCCGCAGAAGCCGATCCCGCCGGCCGTCGTGTTGTTTCTTTCGTTGTTCATGTATTACCTCCAGTATTATTTGCCGAGCTCCTTCAGCGCGCAGGCTGTGCAGGCGGTTCGGACGTCGGGCTCCAGTGCGAGGATCCGGCGGGCCGTGTCTGTCTGCCAGCACTCAGCGCCACAGACGGGGCAGGTGGTGAGCTGCCAGTCGTCCGTCGGAGGCTCCGGGACGTTATCGCGCAGCGGCATGGTGAGGATCCCGCCGTCTCCGGGCTGGCGGGGCGAGAGGATGGGCTCAGGCTCGTCGGGGATCATGGTGCCGAGGAGCTCGTTGTACTTCTTGAATATGGCCTCCGACGCTGCGCTCCAGCTCTCGCCGTGCTCTGTGTCCTCCGGGGTGGCGACGTGGGCCAGCTCGTGCGCCAGCAGCTCAGGGGCGGCGCTGATGGGCGCCTCGGCCGAGATGCAGACGATCGGCGTGCTGCCGTCGTCGGGAAAGATGGTCAGGCCGTAGGCGGTGCCGTTGGTCTCGTCCCGCAGGTCGGGGACGTACTGCGCGACGTACTCGACGCCGGGGTAGAGCTCAGAGAAGGCCCGGGCCACAATGGCCGTCGGGTCGTTGATGAAGGGCGAGGCCATCGGGCCGATCTTCTCGTACTGCTTCAGGGCCGTGTAGGTCTCGCGCAGCATGGCCCGCACTTCGTCCTTCTTGATGCCGTTGATGGTGGGCCCGTTCAGGATCAGGTCGAGCATCCTGTCGCTCCAGTCCTGCATCAGGTGGGTCTCCGGCATACCGCAGCCGAAGGGCACGACGTCGACCTTCTCACGGGTGAGGGTTTCGTATTCTTTCACGGTGCTGCTCCTTTCAGAAAAGCCGAGCGGGCCGGAGCCCGCCCGGCGCTCCATTTACTGCATGACGACGACCTTGCCGGCGTCGATCAGATCGCCCATGTTCTTCAGGAAGTAGTCGGCGATGTTCTTCTTCGCCTCGAGTTTCCAGATGCCGCCGTCAGCCTCGAAGAAGCCGATCCCCTCGTCGGGATCCACGCGCAGCAGGAACTCGCTCTCGGGCTGCTCCACCTCGAGGAAAGTGCGGAACGGCCGCAGCATGACGCGGGGCTTGATCTCGACGACCGCGTTGAGGGCGACGCCCTGACGTGCCTCGACGGTCTGCGTGACGCCGTTGTCGTTGGTGCTGACGCTGTTCTCATTGGTCATGCGACTCAGCAGGTCGAGCAGGTAGGCCGTTCCCTCGTTGGGGATGCAGAGGCTCCGCAGCTCAATCAGAGCTACCTCGCGTCCTCTGAAGCCGGTGTACAGGCCCGGGGCGTCAGCCTTGGCGCGGTAGAGCGTGTTGCGGGAGAAGTCGCTCAGGTAGGTGGTCATCACCTCGACGGTGTCGTTGCTCTTGACCTGCACCATGATGGTCGTGCCGACCTTCTCGAGCTCGGTGCGGATCAGCTTGCAGATGCTATCGAGTCCGCTGACGTCGATGGAGTAAGGGCGGTCGACGTGAGGCGGGATGCGGGTGAGTGCTGCGTCAGTGTAGGTCTGGCCGTCGATCTCGAAGATCTTGGTTTCCTTCAGTTTGACAATTTTGTCGATTATTTTTGCGAGCATTGTGTTGTCCTCCTTGTTCTGTGTTGTTTGTGATTATCCGTGCTGGACGAGCTTCAGGAGCTTCGGGGCCTCCTGCTGCGTGCCGTCCATGTTCATTTGGCCGGGCACCTGCGGCACCATCTCGGCGACGACGAGCTCGCCGTTGCCGTCAGAGGTGACATAGAGGGCCGTGGCGACGGGGTTGGTGGCTGCGAGCGTAGACTTGGCCGTCACTGAGACGCCGATGGTGCGGCGCTCGTCGTCCGGGGTCAGCTCGATGGTGAGGGTGATCTTGCGCTTGGCCGTGGCCTTCGTGTTGGGGTCGAGGATGTTCTGGATCACCTTGTCCATCTCATAGTCGACGCGCTCCTCGAAGGCGCCGCGGGCCATCGACATGATGCTGTCGCGCTGGTTCTGTTCGTTCATGTGGTTGCTCCTTTCTCTTTGTCTCCGGCCGTTCCGTACTTCTCGAGCGTGTCCTTCAGAGCGCCCGCAATACACTCGGCCATGACTGTCGCGGTTTTGGTTTCGCTGCTCTTGGCAGCCTGTTCAATGGCTGCGCGGATCTCGTCGGGCTCATATCCCGTGTTCTCATAGGCGGCGAGCTTCTGGACGAGCACCTCCTTGGTGGCTGCGCTCCAGTAGCCCGTCTTGATGCCGTTGACTCTCTCGTGGGTCAGACGTTCCATGCTGGCCCTCCTCTCAGGTGGCCGATCCGAGCGTCATCTGCTCGGCCTCGGTCGGGTTGTCTGCGTAGGCTGCGGCCGTCTGGCCCGTGGGGCCTGAAGGCTCCGCTCTGGCCCACACGGCCTCGGTGGCGTCCGAGCGGGTGGCCTTACGGCGGCCGACCGTCGTGAGGATCCCGATCTCCTTCAGCTCTGTGAGCCGAGGGGCGACGTAGTTGCGGTTGAAGTACGGGATCCGGCCGGCTGCGACGAGCTCCTCAGTGATCTCGCTGGCCGTGAGCTCACGGTTGCCGAGGGTCTCGAGGATCAGGCGGCAGCGGGCGGCCCGCTTGGGGAGTACGGCGTCATAGCTGTGGCGTCGGGTCTCTTTGGTTGTCTGGTTCATGTGTTTCCTCCTTTCCGGTCAGCTCGACGCTGTCGGCTGGCGCGCTGTTGGTGCATACTTACCCGGGCTATGCGACGTCCGTTTTTGCAACAGTTTCAGCCTGTGGGAGGAGTTTGAAGATCTCCGCGATGACTGAAGCCGTCCATCCGTTTCCGATTGCTCTCTTTCTCGCCGGTTCCGGGACGGCTGCTGTGTAGTTGGCGGGGAGCCCTTGGAGCTTTTCGAGCTCCTCGACGGTAAAGTGCCGGATGACATTGTCGTAAAATACGCAGATGTCGCAAGCGCAGGTGATGGTATGGCTTTTCTGATGTATCACGCGGCCGCGTCTGGTGGCACTCCCGGGGAAGGCGAGGGAGACGCCGTCTCCATCGACGGCTTCGATATATCCGCGGGCTGTGGCCTGTTTGACCACGATGCCGCCGGCGGTCTTTTGGACGAGTCCCATCGAGCCCTCAGATATTCCCGGGCCGAACAGGAGCCCACCGGCCTCCGTGAAGCCGCTCACGTCGACGCCGCGGTCGATGATGGTGTTCAACGGCTGCCCCCCCCCCGCTACTCAGCGAGCTGAGGTCTGCGATGTTACTCCAGTAGGCCCTCGGCCGATTTTGAGCGGAGTGTGCGCGGCTGTTGATGTGGACGGGCTGCACGCCGAGCTTCTCAGTGATGACGTCCTCCCACTCGCGTTTCATAATCACGTTTTCGAGGAGGAACTTCACGTCGGGGTTTTTCTCCCTGACTTCGTTCAGGACTCGCACATAGTCAAAAAACAGGCGGCTGCGCGGATCGTCGAAGTTTAGGCCGGCTCCAGCCCTTGAGAAGCCTTGGCAGGGGCTCCCACCGATGACGAGGTCAATCTTCGGGAGGTCTGGCGCCGTCACGCTTTCCACAGGGCCGATGTGGATCATGTCGGGCCAGTTTGCCCTCGCCACAGCCTTCGCGTCCTTGTCAATCTCGCTGGCGATGTAAAGGTCGACGGGCACGCCGGCCATCTCCAGCGCGAGGCGGCCGGTCGCTATTCCGTCGAACAGGCTTAGGACTCTCATGTCGTCACCTCCTCGATGCCGTGCAGGAACTTGATGAAGCCGGCCGTCGCCGGTACTTCGTAGCGGGAGAGCTCTGCGTGCGTCATGTACTTGCGGCCGTAGATCTCGGCCATATCGCGCCAGACGGGCCACGGCACGCGGTAGAAGTCCGTCAGGCTCACGGAGACGAGCACGAAGGCGATGGCGCCGAGCTTGTGATGGGCCTCGAGGTCGTCCTGCTGCTCTTGAGTGAGCCGGCGCTGCTCGATGCGCTCGTCGTCGGTGTGCTTGGCCTCGAAGTAGATGCTCCGGCCGCCCTTCAGGGTGCCGCCATAGTCCGGCTGGGCCTGCTTGGTGTAGCAGGCGAGGAACTGGCCCTTGCGGTTCTTGGCGCCGAGGGGCTTCATGGGCTCCGGCGTCTTTTCGATCTTGGCGAGGCCGCGGCTGAGGTAGTAGTCGCACGAGGCCGAGATGATATTCTCGAAGTAGCCGCCGACGACTCTGGCCTGCTTGCCGCGGATCTGCGCCATCATGTGTTTTTCGGCTGCGTAGGGCGTCGGGTCGTTGTAGCCCTCCGCGTTCTTTCTCGGGTCGTACTTCGTCACGGCGTTCAGCCTCCGATCTCGATGTGGACGCCCGGATCGGAGATCAGGCGGTCGGCGAGCTCGAGGATGACGCTGCCATCCAGCTCGATGCTGATGGGGCCGTGGTCGAGGTGCTGGTTGCAGACGGCCATCGCCTTGAAGGCGGGCAGGTGCAGCGTCACGCTGCCGATGTCAGGCTTGTCCTCGGGCTCCTCGTCGGGCTTCAGCTCGCTGATGGCCTCGAAGCCGTTGCGGACGGGGATGCCGTGCGCCTTGGCGAGCTCGATCTCCGCGGCCATGCCGGCCGAAGGGTGGTCGATGCCGAAGGCCCACAGCTCGGAGCAGCCGAGCACCAGCTCGCTGCCAATCTTCAGGGCCAGCTCACGCTCCTCGGGGACGTTGTCGTCCATGAACTGCGTGAGATAGATATGCGGGGTGACGGGGATGACGCCCTTCTCCACAGCCGCGCGGCTGTACTCCTTGGCGCGCTGGATGTTGTTCTCGTAGTCCCCGCGGCACGGGGAGCAGATGTAAACCTTTTTCATGTTGTTCCTCCTATCGTGAGCGCCAGCTCTGGCCGGTGAGGGTGATGCCTCTGCACATTTCCATGAGCCGGTCGATGGTGGCCCGGGCCGTCATGCTGTCGTGGCTTTCTCGCGGCGTCATGCGGTCGATCAGGGCCTCGGTGTCGTAGTTGGTAGTCACTATGGTCGGCAGGTATGCCTCATAGCGGCCGTTGATGATGTTGTAGACCGTGGAGATCGCCCACTCGGTCGGCGGTTCCTTGCCGATGTCGTCGATCACGAGGAGTGGGACGGTCTTGTAGATCTTCAGGACGTCGCTCTCGCTGCCGCCGGTCGCGGAGTAGGTGCGCTTGATGCGCTCCAGCAGGTCGATCATCGTCATGCAGATGACCGGCTTGCCTTGCGCGATCAGGTGGTTGGCGATGGCAGCGGCGAGGTGGGTCTTGCCGGTGCCCGGCGGGCCAGCTATGAACAGGCCGTTGCGGCCGGGTTCCTGACGGCCGGGCTGCGGCAGCATGGTGTCGAAGCCTTCAGCGTAGCGCCGGGCGGCTGCCGCTGCGCGCTTGTTGTCGTCGGTGAGCTGGAAGGTGGAGAAGGTGCGCCGCAGGAAACGGTCGCCCATGCCGGACTCGCCGACGATGCGCTTGATGCGTTCCCGCATTTTCTTCTCCTCCTCAGCCTTGGCGGCTGCGGCCTCAGCAGCTTCGCGCTCTGCCTTCTCCTTCTCGTAGGCAGCCACAGCCTCGGGACAGGTGCATCGCTCGGCTCCGTAGGGAGGCCAGAGGATGCGGTTGCCGAGCGGGATGCCCTTGTGGTAGCGCAGGGCGCCGCAGAACTCGCAGGGGACGGGCTCAGGGACTCCGGGACGGCCGGCGAGGCGCTCGTCGTTGCTCCAGATCCAGTTACCGGCGTCACTCGTCGTCGGCCGGCTTGAAGCCCTTGCCCCAGTCTCGGCCGGAGCTGTCGGGCTGTTCAGGATCTCGCTGATTTTCTGCACCTTCGTTCACCTCCTCGTTGTCCCAGTAGCCGCCGTTGAGCCATGTGCTCGGGTTCGGTATGTAGCGCCCGTTCTCCCGGCGCCACTGGTCGCTCCGCTTCTGAGCGTCGACCGCCTGCATGATCCTCTCGTGGAGCTCAGCGGTGGGCTTGATCTTGTTCCACGCCTTCAGAGCGTACTGCTTGCCGGTCTTTTTCGGGTAGGCTTTCCAGAACTCGAGAAATCTGGCCTCGACGAGCGACTTCGTGCCGCCGTCACTCCCCTCGTCAGAGGGGGAAGGGGGTGTATTACCTTCTCTTGTCTTATCTTCTCTACTCTGGTCTACTCTGCCTCCGGCTTTCTTGCGGCTGTTTGCCGGTCGTCCGGCGGTCGGCGTTGGGTCGTCTGGCGAGGCGTCGGCAGACGCCGCAGCAGCGGCCCGGCGACTGCGGGAGCGCTCTTTCTCGGCTTGCCGCTGGTCGATCAGCTTGCCGGCGTACTCGTACCAGTCGTGGATCTCGAGCGTCCCGTCCTCTTTTTCGTCGATCCAGCCCGCCCGGATCAGCGTTTTCGCCAGCTTTTCGGGGTCTCCGTCCCACTGAGCGGCCCGCGAGATCATGCGCGGCGTGATGTCGACGAGGCTGCCGGTCGGGGCGTTGTCGAGGGCCCACAGCCAGAACGAGACGAGCAGCCCCATCATGTGCGGCGGCTCGACTTCGAGCTGGTCAGCAGCGTCGAACAGTTTGCGGTGATCCTTGAGTGTCTGATGTACTTGCAGCCATGCCACGGTCGTCACCTCCTTTCTGTGGTCGTTTGTTTGTGGCCTGCTTTTGGTCGTCTGCCGGTCGTCCGGCGGTCAGGTTAAAATGGAAGGTCGCCATTGTCCTCGATCTCCGTGAAGTCGCCGGAGCCCTCAGAGTAGCCCGGATCGGCGAAGTCGCTGCCAGAGCTCTGGCCGCCGTCCTTCTTGCTGTCGCAGAAGTGGACGGAGTCGACCGTGATCTCGACGGCTTTGCGGCGGTTTCCGTCCTTGTCCTCGTAGCTGCGGCTTGTGAGCTCGCCCTCGACGAGGACGAGGCGGCCCTTGCTCAGGTACTTGCAGACGAACTCGGCCTGTGCGCGCCATGCGACGCACTCGATGAAGTTGGTGATCTTCTTGCCGTCCTTGGTCTTGCGGCCGGTGTCGCTGGCGAGGGTGAAGCTGGTGATCGCCGTGCCCTGCTGCGTGTACCTGAGCTCAGGGTCGGCGGTTAGACGGCCTTGGAGGCCGGTGTGGTTATACATTAGGCGTTTCCTCCTTGCTGGTTATGCTGTGCGGCCGCGTTGTCGAGGGACGTGCAGATCTCGTCGTACTCTTGGCGGGTCAGGGTGGCCGGATCCTGCTTTTTGTACTTCTCCACGATCCGGGCGTTGGTGCGCTCCTTGGTCATTCCTGCGGCCTCTGCCTTCTTGTAGAGGCGCGCGAGCTGCGCGTCGCTCAGACGGCCGGAGCTCTGCCCCTGACGGCCCTGTGTGGCCTGCTGGCGGCCTCCAGCGCCGGATCCTTTGCCCTGCGCGCCGAAGTCACTGTTGTCGGGGTCGTCCTCGCCTTGGTCGACGGTGAACTTCTCGAAAAGGTAGTATTTCAGGGCGTAGGTGTGGGCCGCGCCCTTGGCCTTGGCGGGGTCATCGTTCCAGCCGACGGCGTGGACGGTTGCCTCGATGGTCTCGTCGTCGTTGTCGAGGTTCAGCCAGCGGATCGTCAGGTCGGCCTCGTAGAGGAACATGAGCTTGTCGCCGTTGCGGGTCTTGGTCTGCATGGTGATCCAGTAGACCGGGTCGCCGTTCTCGGCGTGGCGCGTGGCCTGCTCGCTGATGACGTCGAAGTCGACGCCGAGCTCGTTCATTATGGGGGTGATCTTCTCCCACACGTCGTATATCTTGGCGTACTTGTAGCTGACGCCGTCGCTGTGCTGCTTCTTGACGATCTCCGGGCAGGCTTTCCGCATTTCGACGAGCTTCTGCCGGAGCGTCAGGCAGGCGGCTTCAGGAGGGGCCGCAGCAGCGGCCGCCTCGGTTTTCTTGGTTTCTGCCATATCGGTGCCTCCTTACACGTCGACCGTGAAGATGCCCGGGGTCTCGTAGACGGTGACGCCCTCCACGATCTCGCCGGTCTCGGTCAGGGTTGCGATGTCGCCGGTGTAGCTGAGCAGCTTCTTCAGATCGGCCCAGCGGGTCGACTCCTCGACCTTTACGAGCTCGCCGTAGCCGTTTGCCTTGAGCCACGGCACCAGCTTGGTCTCGTCGAGCTTGGTCTTGGTTGTGCCCTTCTTGAAGGTCAGGGTGCCAGAGAGGAGGCGGTACTTCTCCGTCGTCTTGGTCTCCTTGTGGGGGACGGTGGCGAAGAAGTCGGCCAGACAGCTCGTGAGGTACGAGGTGCCGTTCTCCATGCGCTTGCGGGCGGCGGCGACTTTCTCGTTGATGGCCGCGATCTGCTCGTCGGCCAGAGCCTTCAGACGATCGTACTCGCTGCGCTCGTCTGCGATCTTTCGGATGGCCCAGTCGGCACAGCGGTCGTCGGTGATGCGGAACGGGGCGCGCTCGCCCTCTGCGACGGTGCCGAGGTCGACCTGCTCCAGCTCGTCCAGCGTGGCAACAGGCAGCAGCTCGGCCTCCTGCGTGGTGGTGGCCTCTGTGTCTGCCTGCTCGGCAGCGAGGGCCGCGGTGGTCTTATCGCTCATTGTTGTGCTCCTTTCTTTCGGTGACGTTGAAGGTG